CAGGTATGTCATACTTGGCAGCATTCACAGCGATAATGCGTTGCATGTAACCCATGCTATTGCAACGCGCGATCCAGTCCGCAACGGCAGTGCGATAAACTTCAAGGTCGTTAACGGAACGGAAAGTGCGATTGAGCAATTTAGCAACCTTCCTTGGCAAACTAGGATAAAGGTCATCGGCAATAAGCTCGGACGTCCATTCCGGGATCATAACACGTTTGATTTTAAGGAAGCGGAATGGTTTGTCAACCATGATTTTCCTGGCGATGACCGCGAGATCGTCACCCATGGCGACCATGAGGACGGGATCATCGCAATGAAAAGCAACGGTAGCAATAGCGAGATTAACAAGTGTGTTGCTAAAGAGAGTGTCAAAACGTCCACTGTGGAAATAACCGCGGACAGCCATACGAAAGTCTCCGGCGTCGGCGGTCCAATTCTCATTCAACGCCTGGGCATACCTTGTGACAATCTCATCGCAATGGTACAGATCATACAATCGTTGCATGAAGTATTGATTAGTGGCTTTACCACGCACTGAATCCATCTCGGTGATATCACACTCGATGGCCTGGTGGTGATCTGGTATTCTAGCAGTCCTAACAATCGCGCGTAATTCATTACGAGACAACCCATAACCCATAATCATCCAATGTGGCATGTCGCGACGAATGGTGCGCTCCAACACAGTGGCGATAGCACCACCGAGATGAGTCATGAATTTTGGCTGAGCACTGATAGGCTGACCAGCTTTCAAATTGCCCGACGCGATTGGAAAATGCGCGTCGGGTGCCGCTTTAGCCTTGACCTGAGCCTTATTGAACGCAGATATCTTAATAGAGGAATACAGATCCGGTTCAAATTCAGTTGTGTTAGCAACATCACCTTTGATCTTGATGCGCAAAGCCTGTTCAGCAGCCGCATTGGCCACGTCCTCGAAGGTTATGGGCGTTATGGCATCAAAATGCGAGGTTAACGATTGCAACAACATGCGACCAACACGACGTTCAGGAATTGGCTGCTGGTCACGTCCGCAGGAAAACTTGTTAGCAACATTCTTGCCGAAACGCTTAATGAGCGTGTCCATGACGTTACTAACGGTCGAACTAGCCTTGAAACCATATAAGGGGGCAGCAGCTCGATAGTAATTATCACTGCGCTGGTCAAAGTTGTGCCCGTAGGTCTCCTTAGGCATGTAAGACATGGTAGAATGGGTCGGCAAAAGTTGCGTAAAGACAGCACCAGAGTAATCTTCAGCAGAAGTGGAAGTAGTGGGGTAACACCTGAGCATGATCTCAGAAACGGAGAAGGGGTCACAATCAGACGCAATAGGCGTGTAAAATTGATCGTGGCATTGCTCAAATTCATTTTGGTTGTCAACGACAGTGCTTGAAGTGACTAGCTGAGGCACGATCGCATCACGTGCAGCGAGAACCGCCGTCGGCACGCGCACGTCTGCTTCTCTAAAGTCAGGTCCGACCTGCGTGTAGAGCTGAGTGTACACATAATCAACACCTAGCCTTGTCGCCATGAGTCGCCGACGCTTTGTTTTCCTGCTGGTCTCTTTTGCTCCGAATACTGGTATTTCCTCGCCCGACTTCGCCAGGAACGCTGGTTCTTCGGGCGCTGCGGAAAATCCGTCAAAGCGTGAAACGGTGCGTGTCGCTCCCCAGTCAATGGGTTAGGTTGGCTGGCAGGGCACGTGTCTGTCATCTCAACGTGAGTGAAAATGACTGGCCGTTGCCCAGGGTCGTTACCAATATGTTTAGCACCATGATACTCTTTGCGGTCGCATGCATGCGTGCCAACACTTTGATACTTGAGCAGACGTTCCATGTTCTGAGTCATGTAGACATGAACAACATCAGTGGCCCTGCTCAAGATCATATACAATAGCGCCCAATCATTAGCCGCCAGGAGTGCTAGACCGTTCTCCTCAAGCATGATGTGCATTTCTTTGGCACGCATCCCTTGTGCGCTAGTGCACGTCTGCCAAACAGACTTATGTCCATTCTTCATGGCAGCCATCTGACTAGTCACACAATAATATGTGCGTTCGACGTCGACGGCAGCAGCAGGTTTGTGCACTATCAACTTGCCCAGCTTTGTGGAGGAGGTTTTAAAGTTGTGTCCGAGCCTGTTCAACCAAACGCAAACCTCAGGCAACATGGAAAAAGATTTTTCGTAATAGTGATCAGCGGCATAGAAATCGCAAGCACTAGCGCCGGCATAACGCCCTTCTTTATCGACCTGTTTGCCTTGCTTAGGATCGCCAAGTAAAACAACTGGCGAACCATGCTCACTGGCACGATAGATCAAAGCAGTGGCGACATAGGGATGATAGCAAGCAATTTCGTCTATCACTAATGGTATGGTGCCGTCGTAATTAGCGTATGCTGCGTGAAACGTCCAACTCTTTCGTGGTTTGTTATTGCCTTTCGTAAATTCAGGCAAGTTGGCTTTGAAAGGGGAGGTAACACAGCACTTGCGCAAGTCAATACTGGCAACAATGGCGCTAGTTTTCGCGCAACCTGCAACGCCATGTATATACCTGACGGGATAACTAAAGGCAGGAACCTTCTCCTCACGGAAGCGTTGTTTGACCTTGGCAGCTAAATCTCCAATACCGGGGAAGCGCAAGTTAGCGAGGTCACCAGTTGCAGCCTTGTGCAGTTTGCCGATGTCGTCGGTCGTTA